ATTATTGACAGTTGTAAAAAGAAATCTAATTTTCCAAAGATTTTGGATTACAACGATAAACTTCAGTCATTAGTTAAGGATTGTTATCGCAGTAATTATTGGGAGCCTATATCTGGCGATAAAATAGAAAATCAAAAAGTGGCAAATGACCTTTACGATACAGCCGTTAATATGGGTGTTGCTACAAGTATCAAACTTTCACAGCGTCAGTTTGACATTAAAGAAACTGGACGAATGAATGATGATTTATTAAGTAAGTTGAATTCAGTGGTATGAAAAAGATTGGAGATATTTGCACAATAAGTTTTCTTGTAATTGCCGTAATCAGTTGCGTTGCAGGATTTGTAATTAGTCTTGGTAGTTGTTCTACTACCAAAACCGAGCAAGTGGTGAAAATAGATACGGTTTTTGTTACTACGGTGATAAAAGATACCGTACTGGTAGATAACCGTGAAGAAGTAGAAAGCCTTGCTAAACGCTTAAAACAGGCACAGGACAGCACTAAATTTTATCGGGATAGCGTAACATACGAAAACTATATAAATGCCAGACGGATTGAGAAAATAAATTACTATTTGAATTGCGTAAAGAAAAATAGTAAGAACAAAAAATATTTCTACGGTTGGATAAAACGTACAATGTCAGAATAAATTTACCAAGCAACAGTTATAATAGTTTTGTAAGATAAAACTCAACAAAACGAGTAGATATGAACAATTTTAATTTTTGGTGCCCAATAGATAATTTTACCAAGGCTATTGATGAAAAGACTGGCGAGGAAATTATGCTGCTTGGCGGTATAGCATCCACGGCAGACGAAGATAGTGATGGTGAATTTCTTGACCCCAAAGGTTTTGATATAAAGCCGTTGTTAAAAAGTGGCTTTGTAAATTGGCATCATCAAGCAAAGACTAATCCAGCTACAATCGTAGGAGAGCCTACCAAGGCAGAGATACGAAAAGATGGACTATATATAGAAACAAAACTTTATCCGTCATCGGAAGTTGCACAAGAGGTTTGGGGATTGGCCAAAACTCTTGATATGGATAGCAAAACACGCCGTTTAGGATATAGTATTGAAGGAAAAGTTTTGGAGCGTGGTTCTGAGAACAAGAATGACCCTGCTTATAAAAAAGTTACCAAGGCAATAATTACAGGCGTGGCAATAACCCATATGCCTAAAAATCCGAAAACCTTTGCGAATATAATTAAAGGCGAAATTGACGATGATTTGGAAGACGAGACAGATGTTCCAGAGGAAACCAAAGAAGAAGCCAAAAAGCGCAAGGAAGCAGAGAAAAAATATTATGAAGGTGTAAATCTTAAAGAGAAATCTTTAAGTGTTGAGGGGAATGGAAAGCCGCTTGTAAAGGAAAGTGTTGAAAAGAAGTTAAAGGTAACTACTTTTGGAAAATCTGAAGTAATGGAACGACTTTTCCAAGACATTCCAGGTATAAGTATTGAAAAAGCAAAGGAAATTTATACATTAATTAAAAAAGTTTCAAATATGGCAAAGAAAAAGATGGTCACCGAGGATGACATCACAAAGGCTTATGATGCCCTTGGATTGACTCCTGACACCACTCTATTTAAGGGTGAAGACACCGATGAGCCTGATGACGAGGAAAATCCTAACGATGACGTTGAGGATGATGCCGAGGAAGATGGCAAGGATGAAAAGGTAAAGAAGGCCAAAACCGAGGAAACCGATGATGAGGAGCCTGAAGATGAGGAGGAAGAAGATGATGACAAAGAGGCAGAAAAGGCTCAGTTATTCGGTCGTTTCAGTCGTATCGAAAAGGCTTTGGCAGTTTCTCATCTGAATCAGACGAAGTACATCAAGGCACTTGGTGTAATGGTTAAGGCTTCAAATCAGCAGCTTGAAAAGGCTGTAGATGCACTTAAACTTGCTAATGAGAAAATTGAAGAGCAATCCGAAATTATTAAATCTCAAGGCAACGAGATTAACGATTTAAGCGAGCGTTTAGAGGCATTTGGCTCTGGCGTAAATGCACCGAAATCACTACGTCATTCCGCTCCAGTAGAACGTAGTTTTGGTAAGGCAGAGCAGAACGATATTGAGAAGGGTGGTAAGAGCGTAAGCATCAAAGACCGTCATGCAGTATCGGAAATTCTTGACCAGGCAACGTTCCAGAAAGGTTATGATGATGAGTTCAGTAAGGCTTGTGTAGGCTTTGAGGCAACAGGTCGTATCGCACCTAACATCATTTCTCGTATCAAGCAAGAATACGGAATTTTAATTACTGAGTAACAATAAGATTTTTAACATTCTAAATAAAGAAGAAAATGGATAGACTTTCAATCAATCTTTCTGACTACGCTATTGCGGGTAATGGCTGGGGTGAAACCAGTCGTGAGGGCGGAGAGCAGCTTACCAAAGCCCTTGCTGCTGGGGACATTACAGGTCGTGAAACCACTGACCGTTATGATGCGTCGGGTGCGCCTTTGAAGGTAGAGTCATTGGAAAAGACCCTGAAGCACATTACGTTCCGTGAGCAGGATATCAAGTTCTGGCGTGATATTCCTAAACAGCCTGCTTACAATACAGTAGTAGAGTACAACCAGATGGTAAGTTACGGTCGCAATCGTGGCGGTTTCAATGCTGAGGGTGAGTTACCTGAAGAGGAGGATAGCATCTACGCACGTAGAGCGCAGTTCGTCAAGTTCCTTGGCGTAACGAAGTCCGTGACTCATCAGATGACCTTGGTAAATACCATGATTGGCAACATTATGCAGAAGACCATCAAGGATGGAACACTCTGGCTGATGCGCCGTTTGGATGAGGCTCTGTTCTACGGTAATAGTAAGATGAACCCATTGGAGTTTGATGGACTGCTTGCTCAGCAGGAGTATTCTGACGTTTGGGCTAATCGTGCCGCTTATTACGACAGTGATAATGTAATCGACATGCGTGGTGCTTCACTTTCCGAGGAGGCTATTGAGGCTGCTGCTAATACCGTTGTTGAAAACTACGGTTTGGCTACTCAGCTTTATTCTTCACCTGCTGTTCTTTCGGGATTTGTTCGTCAGTTCTATGGCAATAAGTTCATCATGCCTAACACCCAGGCTCTGACTAATGGTATTATGGGTCAGCGTGTACAACAGTTTGAGAGTCAGTTTGGTTCAATCGGCTTGAATCAGGATGTATTCTTCAAGAAGCGTCCAGCAAAGACTGCAAGTAGCGAAGCAGAGACCGACAAGGCTCCAAATGCACCTACGATTGCCGTAACAGCTGTTGCGAGTGATGCTAATTCTCTGTTCACCGCTGAAGATGCTGGTAACGTAACTTATGCTGTAAGTGCATTCAACCGTTATGGTGAGTCTAAACTGGCAGTTGCAGAAGCAGCAACCGCTATTGTTGCAGGTGGAGCCGCTGATATCACTATTACCGATGGCGGCGGTACCCATAAGGCAACCGCATACCGCATCTACCGTAGCGAAACTGGTAAGACAGGCACTTATTATCCTATCTTTGAGGTGTCGCTTGACGATGTAACTCGTGGACTTGATGGAGCAGCTGCTGGTTCTATTCGTGACCTCAACCGTTTCATTCCTAACTGCGACCAGGCAATGGTTCTTCAGTTTGACGATGAGGTTGTAATGTTTGATCAGCTTGCACCTATGATGAAGATGGATTTGGCAATGCTTAGCCCTGCCTACCGCTTCATGATTTTGCTCTATGGCACACCGTTGCTTTATGCACCAAAGAAGATGGTTCGTATCATCAACATTGGAGCATATAAGAAGGCTTAACCGTTAAGTGTAAAGTAAGTTGATGAGAGAGGGGTGGGACAACGCAAGCCCCACCCCTTTTATTTTAACAAATCCGTAAAATAAAAGACAATGAAAATTATTGCAAAAAATCCTCAAGTAAAATCAATGAAGTTAGTCGTTCCTTTTGATGGAACTATTGATATTGATGCTAACGGTTGCGCTGAAGTATCGGAGAAGTGTGCTGCTGCCCTTGTACGTGGTACTAATGACTGGAAATATGAAGGTGAAGAGGAAACCCAGGCGAAAGACGGAAAGGCAGAAATCAAGGATGAGGATGCCCAGATGATTGCTGGTATTAAGAAGATGAAGTTAGAGGAACTTATTTCTACTGCCCAGGAAGCAGGTTATCCTGAGGATGAGTGGAAGAAGTTTGCTAACAATCAGAAGAGTGGTGCAAAGTTAATGGCTGCATATCTTATCAAGAAGTATAATGAAGCAAAACTCAACGCTGCTGAGTAAAAGACGGACTTTGGATTTAGTCATTATATAGATACGAAATTGCCTGCCTACGTTTCAGTCAATCGAAATTAGGGTAGGCAATTTTTACTTAATAACAAGAAACGTATGCCGAGTATAAGATTAACAATAGCGTACAATAAGAATGAGGGATTGTTGATAAGTCCTTCGGAATTGCGTGAAAATTATTTGTTTGGTATTCCTGTTTGCACTTCAGATGGAAGAAAGTTATCTGCCCAAACGATTAAACAACATATATCGGCTGCGCAGAAACGTATAGAAACCTTATTCAGCATAAAACTAAACCGTCAGGTAATATGTGAGAGTAAGGATTTTAACCGACAGGAGTGGTTGGTATGGAACTTTGTTAAGAGTACCTATCCAGTTGCAAGACCAATAAATTTATTTGGATTTATCAACGCTGTAAGGCAAGTCACGTACCCAGCCGAGTGGATAAGTATAAAACACAGTGAAGCAGTTGCAGCTTGGCGTAATGTTTACATTATTCCTAATACAGATAGCGAACATGGTGTTAATATAAATAATCAAGGACTTATCTTTAATGGTGTTCTTCCATTTACTCTTTACCAAGGAAAAGAGTATATTCCAAATTATTGGCACATTAAATACATTACAGGATGGCCAGCAGACCAAATACCTGATGACCTTGCTGACCTTGTAAGTAAGTGGGCTGCAATAAATGTACTT